AAATCGATTTCTACTCCAAGGTTTTCTGACCAAGTTCTTGCCCAACCAAAGCTGTGGCTATTTTTCTTTTGTGCTATTTTTGTAAATGATCCAACTATCATTCCAGATTCTTATCCCAATCACGGTAGCTATCAATGCGTTCATAAATTGTTTCATCGTGGACTGGTGGCTCACAACCAACGTTCCAAAATAAAATATCTCTTCCGCTGTTCTTAGGTATATATGGCCACGCCTTTGCATCATATTGTGCAATGCACGGGAATGGAGGCATTTGTTCCTGTTTTAACGGCGCGGTGAAGGCTAGCGGATGGCTTATGATTCGATCATGTCCAACTTCACCAGCCTTCATGTTGCGAGCAACCGCAACGCCATAAAACTTTGCATTCGGCCATGCGATCTGCAATGACCGATGTAATACTCCAGTTGATAAGACTGTCCACACTTCTTCTGGTTCAGGAATTTGAGATGCAGTCTTTACAAACCCTGCAGTGACTAATTCATGCTTTAATCCTAATGGCACAAAGAATGCGTTAGGATTTTCATCTGCCCACTTCTTAGCAATTAGGTTTAGATTAGGCATCGCAGCAATACGATGGAAACTTACTTCTGCACCCTGTTCAATACATGCAGCTTGATGCGCACTGATCTTTTTAGAAGAAGGCATGAATAGACGTACCTTCTTATTATGACGTTTTGCAACGTTAAGCAAAGATACACCGGCAAGTCCAAACCGTGGCTGAACATATACGATTGTATCGATATGCTCTGGTAGACTACTAATTAAGCAATCACCACCACGAATCTTTGAACCGACAATTAAGTCATCACGAACAACACGAACACCTTCATAAGTTTCAATAACAGGTGCAGGATTTGGATCCGTCCAATCTCCTGCAAGGTCAAGATAATACTTACGAGCATCTTCACGGCCGAAGACACCTTCCATAATTAAGCCATCAACATCCTTATTGATATTATCGATAACGTGTTTATTATGCGACATCTATTCTATCAATTCCCATTCAATTCCAGCTTCTTCAAACATTTGTATAGTTAACGCAAATGATGCATTCCATCTCTTTGGAACACCATCGCAACGCATCACTACACGCTTTATACCAGTCTGAATAATTCCTTTAGCACATTCTGAACACACAGGAAGTCCTGTAACATATAACGTAGAACCATCAAGTGAAACTCCATTATATGTAGCATTATAGATCACATTCATTTCTGCATGCACTACATAGGTATACTTAGTTTCCTTATCGTTATACCGTTCTTTGCTATCGTCAATACCTCGAGGAAAGCCATTGTAACCTTGAGACAATATTTGTCCTTTGCTTCCAACAGCTACAGCACCGATTTTACGAGATGGATCCTTTGACCAAGAAGAAACATTTTCAGCTAGGTCTAGATATCGATTGTCCCACGTCATATATTAATCCCAAAGATTTTGATAGTACTTTCCAAAGAGCCTAAAACCATTTTGAATTCTTGCTTCATACGCTTTACGCCCTTCCCAATCATACACTTTAGTATGATTAGGTCCTTCTATGAGTTGACTATTACCACCTTCCAGTTTCTTCCAAGCCATATCCCATTCACCAGACTCAAACTGATCTTCCCATTCATCATTAACTTTGCATTCAAACGCAAAGATCATTTCGTTAAGTACCCAGTTCCATTGATCTTCACCAATTGAAATATCTTCTGGATTACAAACTTTGTTATTAAATAAACTAAGCTGTGAACTATATTCGTCATCGTTGTGATCAATAAGTCTTAGATTTTCAGGTACATCTTCAATATCAACATGAGAATACCCATGTTTACTATCGCGTAACTGCTTGAGCATAGGAAGCGCAATAAGAGCAAGGGTATTATCCATACTCCAAGTGTCCCAGCGATCAATATGTATTTCAATCTTTTGCTTCTTCTTGCTGTCAATCCAACTTAGAAAGTTATATAGCCAAGTGTGTGGACGATCTCCCCATTTTTGAATTTCACCTAATTCTGGTTCAGGCTCTATACTACCGTGAGCAAGCCACTCGCCAAAGTGGTGTACACGATCAGCAGGCTGCTCAAACCCATACTCATCTTTTTCCTTTGGTACCCAAAACATCAACTTTTCAGCCAGTTGATAAGGACCAAACCAATCTTTATAAGGACCAATATAGACTTTCATATTATTTTACTAAGTCAAAATGACGTTCATATACGTGCAAGTTTTGAACTTGCCATGTGATAGTTCCTGGACGAACTCCAGTTGCTGCGGCAAGTTGATTTAATACTTCACGTTGCCATGCATAATCATTCTTATAACCATACACTGCATCATTAGATCGCATTTGTACTACAGCATGCAATCGAGTACGCACATAATATGTGACAGCATTAGTGCATATAAAATCGGATTTACCATGTTCGTCAAATTCAAGCCACATAGAAGGACGCGTATAGACTATAGTAGCGCGTCGTCCATCTGGATTATTACGTAATTCTCTTAATGCATTATTGTATTGAGAAAAATACTTTTTGGACCAAATGAGATGTCCATAGTTAGAATTAATTTCACCATACTTATTTGCTGAATATTTCCAAGCAGCAGGCGGTTCTCTACCATCTGTATAGATGTCATTAATATTGGTTGATTGCGATTTATACCAAGCAATTTCATTATTGATATAATCAACATTTGGTGTACCGAAAATTGCAGGTTCATCTGCAGTAAAAGATGCACCAATAAGTTCGATAGTGTTTTGTCCGTTCTTATCTACAGTAAAGGATTGATTTTTTAATTCGTTAATAAAATACGAACGAATATCACTTACTGTCATATGCATTATCAATGTCCTTTAACATAGTATTGATTTGAATTGTGCCTTCATAAAAGAGACCAGTATCTTCCCAAGTCATTGTAAACTTTTTGATTTCATAAGCACTGGTATTTGTAAAATCAGTTTTAGATTTTTTTGGTTGAAGCTTAATGATGTTATCCATACTTAACCCGATAAAAGGACTTAGTCCCCCGAAGGGGACCAAGTTTGTAGCTTAACTTATACAATGCCCATTGCACGAGCTTTGTAACCAGCAGCAACGATCGCCTGAGTAGGAGTACCAAGTCGATAGAATGTGCGAGTTTCGCCACCCTTATTCGTACGGCGGTTTGCATAAATTGCAAAGCCTTTCTGACGAAGCGCTGTTATAGTCGCAGTTGGATTTGCTACAGCGAAGCGAGATTTCATCTGAGCAGCAGTCAAGCCTTTTGAGTCAGCCTGAAGAGCAGCGATTACTTTAGCTTCTTTAGTTACAGCAACATTTACATTAGTCATATTTTAATTCACCTTTTAAAATTTTAATTACAAGTTTCATCTTATACGTCATAAGATACTTAATATTATATCACGTTTTGTGTGATATGTACAACATTTTATCATCAGATAAAATTCTTTTATTTGCTATCCGCCATTTTACCATAGCCTTTAGCAATTTTCATTAAACGAGGATAATCGATATTAGGAAAATCTTCTATAGCTTCTTTTACAGCTTCAAGTTCCTTGATACGAACGTCATCAAGTTGATTACGATACTTCAGTTTATCAGTGACAATTCCGTACATCTCGTATTTCTGGTTCAAATTGATTCGACCAATAAGCCTTTTAGCCTCTTTCGCATAGTCGCGATTATCTTCATTCATAATGATATCCTATTTAACTTTTCATTTTGTATTTGGATATAATTGGAATGAATGATTCGAATCCAATTAATACCATACACTAGTACGAGAATCAATACTCCGTATTGCTCGTTTATAAAAGCTGTAGCAAACCAAAACGGTTCTCCGATTAATCCAACAATCCCAGCTTTCATTCTTACATTTGGATCTTGTGATGCAAATAGATATAACGAAAAAAATCCAGTACAAGTGATTACTAGTTGGCAAAAATAATCGACGTAGTCAATCACCATTAAGCTACTTTCACAGCAAACATATTAAATCCGTGAACGTCATAAGCTTGAACGTTCTCGTCTTCACACTCTACTTCAGTTCCATCTTCGTTCGGAACCATGATCTGCAGATCGCCATTCCGACCTTTCATGCCATAAACCATTACGGAATTCTCTTTAGCAAGTTGTGCCCAGATAGAACGTCCGCCAGGAGATTGCATTGAACCTGCTTGCAAGACGATACCCATCTTCTTAATAATAAAAGCGTATGCTTTCACAGCAATACCAAAACCTTGAAACTTAGAATCGACTTTAGTTAGGTCAACGCTCCAAGAAGCACCTTTGCTTCCGCGTGACATAGAAAGTTCGATTTCACATGCAACCTTAGCAGGTCCACGATCTCTAGGCATAACGACCTTAAAGTTCTTATATGCTAAACCTTCGTCGTCTACCCACACTTCAAGTGTACGTCCAATCTTACCGACAAAGCGGAATTCTCCACCGTAGTTGTCAAATGTATAAAGTCGGTTAACTCGAGGATATTCAATTCTTTCCATAATGTATGTCTCTTTAATCACAGTATAGGGTAATTATACGACATCTGGCCGGAGATGTACAATTTATTTTCTCCTTATAAATCAATCACTTAGGAAATCGGATCCGTAAGCTGTTGATTTATAAAGAGATTTAAATTGTCACAAATTGTATCAGAAATCCTCTTCCGTGGGCGCTCGTGGCCGCTCGCTGTTAACTAGACATGATATATGATACTCGGGCTATGCTTCCGGATCGACTGGGGCTACCTGGTGAGGAGCCTTTGTTCTATTAAGGAAGTCTTTATTCGGATCCTGACCTGGAATCTTGCCGCGGGCATACGCCACACCGAATGAGGCATAATTGATTAGGTCTTTGAACGAGTCTTCTACAGATTCGAAGTTTGGTTCATAGGTAGGATCATTCTCCATAGCTTCTAGTACAGACCATAATCGTAGAGTCTTAGTATGAATAATATCCATCAATGACGCAATACCACGTGGATAGTAATCAGCTTGAACGATTCGTGAGTTTTCATTCTGATAGTCACGAGATTTCCTGTCTTGAAGTTCAGCACATTCTTGAAGTACTTTTATTGATTCACGCATAGTGTTCTCCATATTAATAATATATTATACAACAGTTTTGACGAAATGTACACCGTCATAATCATATATGCCTTCTAGATAGTAATCTAAAGTTTTCTTATCTCCGATAAAGACGTATACTCTCTTGGCGTATTTCCTCCAGCTTTCTGAAGCAGCTTTTTCGCATCGCTCTATTACGTATGGCACGTAATACTCACCTTCGGTTACCTTTACTTCTATTGACGCTCCACCCATCGATACCGGCTCGAACAAATCTTTATAGTCTCTAACATCATCGATATACCCTTGTTGCAAAAGATATACTTCAGCTGCTAGACCATACATACTTGTCGCCATTATTTCTTCAAGCGTTCTTCCGCGACGAGTACTTTCTTTAGCAAAGATCTTTTGCGATTCTTCACGAGATCTATTTTTTAGTATCTCAGAATCAACATCATGTATCGCATTAAACTTCATAGATTCGTATACACAAATTCGATTGCTCGATTTGCTTCAGTATCAAGTGGTCTATTCTCATACCAATTACCAGTTTCAAGATCTAGCTCTTTACATAGATCTACAATTTCTTGAGTGGTGATCGGATATTTTTGCTTTACTGCATTTGCTGCGATTGATACCATGAGTTGATACATCTTATGATACCAACCGGTTTCAGATATTGTCTTATATTCTAAAACCAACTTCTTACTAACGAATGGACAATTAGTATAAGAAGTCCATCTAATATTAGTATTATCCATTTGCTCTTTACGATGTGCAATCAATTGCTTTTGCATTTCTTCCGGTAAGGAATCAAACAGCGTATTGCCGGTTTTCTTTTGTGCATACGGATGCTTTATAAGAAGAGCATTGACATCAATATCATCGCCTGGATTACTGAAAATAAAGTTGTTAGAATCAGCATAGTTCGCAGGGATGTAATACATTCGTGAAACGTCTTTAGTTTGCTTATCTCCCATCGAGTCAAGTTCGGTATTGAGGGCATACCAGAAATGTTGTATTTTGTCCGATTCAATGCTCCTATTAAGACTGAAGACAAGTCTGAACTTCGGCTTATCAATACTTGAACTTGCCGTAGAATAGCAAATATACTTCCAAGAATTATTAATGCGAGTATTAAGTACATCTCGTAGATTCTCCATTGTGCAATCTAAATCATCAACATCAACTGCTGCCCAACCACACCACTTCTCTACATTCTTATTAGCGCGTGTAGTGCCATCATGATATACTGCTGGAGATATTAGTTGTGCATCTTTTTTATTTTTTACGTCGATTTTAGATAATGAATACAGCAAATCCTCGAACTCGCTCCAAGAATTGAAGTCCATTCGACGATTCGTTTTATTATCCCAATGTGATTTGAATAGCGTAAGTGAATACATTACTTAAATGTTCGTGGTAAAAATCCATGATTGCCAGAATGATCCGGTGCTTTCCATTCTTTTGGTTTGATCAGATCCGGTAGTCCGAGTGGATTTGGACGTGATTCTTTTACACCAACCTCTTTAGCCATGTTTGCAGCATGCACACGATCCCATGCTTGATATGCATCAATACCAAACGAATCAAGTGTACCAATAGCAACAACGCACAGATCAATAAGACCGTCTACAATTTCTTCTGGATCTTTTACACCAGCTGCATTAATAGTTTCAGTTAGCTCTTCATCTAAGAACGCAAGACGAAACTTAAGGAATGCCTGAAGCTTTTCGACATCGCTATTGATAATTTTTTCTGATACCCATTCATGCACACCGTATTTTTTGTGCATGTCATTGATATCTTGCACCCAATCTTTACTCATAACAACTCCTGTATTTTAGTTTATAGTATATTATACCACGCTTTTGCAAAAATGTACACCTATTCGAAAAAGCTTTCAAGTGTATTCTGTTCTTCAACTGTCCATCCAACTGCAGTAAGAATCGGCTCGATAGGATCTATGAACGTTTTCTGAAATTGTAGATCGTAATCAACATATTTTTTTAGGTGCAAGTCTTCAGGAAAATAGACGGGAAACGATATAACATTTTCACGAATGCTGTTCGGTATTTTTAGATAACAGAATTTTATCTTCTCACCATTCTGGATTAGTTCATATTTCTTTTGCAGATTTTTGTCTTTGATATGATAGTTATATAACAATGCACCTCTCACGTGAATCGGTGTACCTTTACTGTATATAGTCGACTTACGTTTCCACTTATTGATATCGTTTACTCCACGAGGGAATGATATATCTTCAGGCGGAAGAGTCCTAAAATAGTTTTTGAAGTCGAGTATTGCTTTTTGAGTTTTACTTTCAGATCCAGCAATAATAACTTTGAATAAGTTCTTAAGGGCATCACGACACACGGCAGGAGTTGAAGACTTAATTGCCTCAATGCCCATAATCTTAAGTTTTGGTTCAGCATATTGAACACCTTCTGAGTTATGCACATTCAGAATGTATCGTTTCTTTGCTGTCCATATGCCACGATCTGCAATTACCTCACGACCCATAACCATTCGATTATCATAGCAATTCATCTTATCCGATAATGCTGAATACGATTCTTTGAATACCTTTTCGAAATGCTGCTGGCAAATGTCATCTAAGAATTTTACTGGATTTACCGGATTAAACTTATTGACTAATGGTCCGAAGTTAACATAAAGCGAATCAGTATCGATTGCAATTACATAGTCAACATTGTCAGAACCTAACAACTTATTCATTGCGATATTAAGTGCTTGCTCTGCAGATCTAATTGCTAGTTGACCAGATAACGTAATACCTTCAGCTACGCGAAGGTCAAAATACCTGAAGTACTTATTGCCTAGCGCACCATAAAGAGAGTTAAGTAGAATCTTAATAGCCATCTGTCTGTTTTCGAGCTGATTGATTTCACGCTCAAGCTTAATAGATGGATTCTTTTCATTCTCCTGCATTGCTTGAAGCATTTGCTTCTTTACAGCTTTACGCTCATCATAATATTTGACAATGATGTTCGGAAGTACACCTTGAAACTCGTGAGTATACGTAGAACCGTTAGCTGCAACGGAATGCTTTGACTTGACTTTTTCTGTAGTGCGAAGATAATAGTCTACACCAGATGCATGAGTTTCATCTTGCAAGGTTTCAGGTGACATGTTGTATTGCACAATCAGATTCGGATACAGCGAGTTTAAGTCGAACGATACGACCCAATCATGTATTCCTACCTGAGGCTCTTTTACATAACCGCCTGGATACTTTGCTTTGAACTTCTCTTCTGAAGGAGGCGGTACTACTTTCTTTCGATTGAGTTCTCGATAAATGATCGAATCCCATATTGCTGTAGTACCGAATGTATCTGAATAGTTCACACCACCTTTATAAGCAATCGTCATGGCTAGCGTAATAAGACCCATCTTTTCTTCGAGGCGATCGATAAGCTCTACGTCTTTAATGTTATAGTCAATGAATTTTTGATGATTGTTTTTATAAAGCGTATGTAGATTCCCGTAGTCGTCATACGATATCTTATTTTCACCGAGTACGACGTGTGCTATATGGTCAAGCTTGTATGATTCTTGTGGACCATATGAATAGCCAAACTTTTGAAAGAGGTCGAGATAGTCCATTTGCTGAATACCTGATATATCGTAGGTATCCATCTGCTTACCTTTTACAGCAACTTGTCGGTATTGCACAGACTTCCATGGAGATAGCGACTTAATTGAATCTTCACCGAACAATCGATTCATACGATTTACAATGTAAGGAATATCGAAGAGTCTAGAGTTCCAGCCAGTAATTACGTCTGGAGTATTTTCTTCCTTTTCCCACCAATGAACAAAAGATGCGAGAAGATGTTTTTCTGATTCGCATCGAGTATATTCAATTTTTAGATGAGGAAGTTCAGTTTTTGCTGGATCGTAATCTCCACTTGCCCACACGTGATAGATGTTATCAATATTGTTCTTGATACAAATAGCTGTTATAGGATGTGCAGCTTCTTCAGGAAACGGAAACCCATCATCAGATGCAACCTCGATATCGATAGCTGCTACATTAATAAAGTTACGGTTGAATTCGATTTCGTCTGGGAAGGTTTCAGTAATAAACTGATGAATATAGTTCTGCGTACCGTATATCTTAAAATTTTGTACGCCTTTATATTGCTCTATAAATTCCTTTGCTTCACGCATAGTACTAAAATCAATCGGTGATACGCTAGTACCATCGATTGACTTCCATACATTTTCTTTATTAGAAGGAATGAAAAGCTTAGGTTTGAACTTTACTTTTTTCTGTACTCTATTTCCAGAATTGTTGTATCCACGATAAAGTAATTGATTGCCATATCTAGCAACACTAGTATAAAAACTCAAAATAAAACTCCTTCTCAATAATATAGTACATTATATCACACTTTTGCGGAGTTGTATACTATAGAATGATCTTTTTTTCAGGAGCAATTACCTTTTGATGGATTGATCGATACTGCTGTTCTAGACCTTCAACTGGACTAGTCACAAACCCCACCATGCTATGCTTAAGCAAAGTAGGTTCATCTTGCATTGTTGTATATGGCATCATATTCATTATGCCTACGCCCTTTTCGGTTGGTACAATCATGCCAGGAGTTTCAAGCTCAAATCCTTCTTCAACTTCTTTTACGTATGCAATTACTTCTTCACCACTAATCAATCGTATAACTTTCACTGTTTTCATAAATTTACCTAAAAAAGAAAGCGCCTCCGAAGAGGCGCCATAGAGTTAATCCTCTATTAAGAGCTGAGGAGATTCTGTTTCAATCGCAATCTTACGAGGCTTCTTTTCATCTGGAAGTTCACGTGCAAGATGGATTGTAAGGATTCCATTCACAAGATTTGCAGACTTAACTTCCACGTACTGTGCTAAGTTAAATGAATGCTTGAACTTGCGAGATGAAATTCCTTTATGTACATAGTTACGATCTTCTGCGTGTACTGGACTTCCAGTAATAGTTAGAACCTGATCGCGTAATTCAATATCGAGGTCTTCCATGCTGAATCCAGCAATTGCTACTTCTATATTGAATTTGTCTTTATCGTCAAAATAGACAATGTTATATGGCGGATAATTCGCAGCTTTATCTGACGAAGTTTCCAGATCCCTAAAGAGTCTATCAAAGCCGATAAAAGATGGGTGCGCACGAAACGCATTAAGATGTGTCATAATGACCTCCTATTAAGCAAGGTAAAATAAATGAGGCCGGCCTATCCGCACCTCATTACTATATATACACGATATTTACATATTGTGTAATTCTTTAAAGCCCAAGAGTTTTTTAGATGATATTATCTCAAAAAACGTTTTTGCTTCTGGGCCATTCAATTTAGAATACTTAAATTGTACTTCTGAAAATAGCGGCCTATAATGGAGAGTACGATCTTTAGGTACCAACATTAATTGACCAGTTGTAACCATATCACCTTTTGCTGGATCGCCAGTTCTAACAGGATTCATAAAGGTATCTTTATCTGGCGAAACAGATATAGCATCGAGCATATCTAATGGGTTTTCGTTTTTCGCAACAGAAGCTTTAGCGTATTTTAATCTCATTTCAGAAGACTTACGTGAATGCTTAAAATACGGATCTTCTGCATTTGAATCGTATCCTAACTCCGGTATAAGTATACCGTGGTTAGTTCTTACAATCATATCTTTTACTTTTACAACTTTATATATGTATTCCCTAGGATTTTCTTTTGTAGCATCTTCTTTTTTTACAGTAAATCCACCTTCAAGTAAGTAACACTCATCAGAATTAAAAACTATAGTACAACCAGCAAGTTCTTTCTGCACCAATAAGTTAATAGCTTTCATCGGGCTTTTAAGAAGCAAAGCGTCTCTGATAGTTTTACCGTCAGGAGACATAAACCCAGGATCATTTCTCTTTCTCTGGTACGCATCTACTTTATCAGCTTCTTTTTCATCGCTTTTTACTGAAAGAGAAGCTGATAATATGCATAGACCAAATTCATTTAGTCCTTCAGTATATCTACTTTTTAGATCATCAATATATAGGCGTTGAACGCCAGTCCTATTTGATTGGACAATTTGGATAGAGGGAAGATAGTTTCTATCTCTATTTTTAGATCCAACAAAACCGACACCATCAAAATACTTAACAGCGACGACGCACATATGATATCCTTTATTTGTTTCCGATATTGTATTTGGGAGATAGTTCCCAGTTATTTTTTTCTGAATGGGAAATTACTTTAATTTGCCTTAACGGAGCGCAATCACTTCCTGCTTCAGGATTAACCATAGTAAGTAGCCCCCAATCCGAAAGTAGAGTGGCTATAGTATTTCTTCGCTGAACATCATTTAACGTTAGATTCGATGGCTTTGCGTCAAGTAAAAAGAGCTCTTTAAAGTGCACTATAAAATATCTACCCTGCTTATGTAGTATATGGCAAGATTGATATAGTTTACGATCTTTACGTGATGCAACACCAATGCGCGTCAATGTTTCACGAACCTTAAGAAAGTCGTCGGGCTCATTCAATGTAACTTCCAGCATTGCGCTTGGATCCCAAGCAACAACCTGATCCTCATTATTATTATTTTCCACCTTTATTCAACCTCAACTTCAATTCATTTATTTCATTATCAGATAAAAGTGAAAGCACTTGGCGAGCTTTTTCATTACTATAGCCATAATATTCTTTCACGATATCCAGCGAGTTAGGATCAGAATTCTTCAACCATTTTGAGAATCTTTTTCTGGGCCTAACAGTATTTATTAAAAAATGAAATTGAAGCTTTGAATCTAGGTGATGATGTATGTTCATCTCATTAGCATATAGCACGGTATCATTAAAGTATGACAATCCACGATTAACCATAAATGCACTATACGATTTTTCAGTTAGATCGTCTACCATAATATCTTTTTTGGTATAGTTAATTGCATTTAAGTAATCAAATGGATTCATCTTTCTTCTCGATCTCCCTGATTTCTGCTTCTATCTGAATCTCTTTCACCACAAATCCAGTTACAAATATTGCTATTAACATACCCCATACAAGGATAGTTTCCATCAGTTCCACTCCACATTAGCCATGAGCTCAATCATACAAGCTACAACGTTCAGTTCATGGTCAGCAACAAAAGCATTCTTGTACTGATAGTCGGCAAGGATAAGAATTGCCTGTGGAATCGATTGCGGTTTAGCAGACGATTGGATGTTATCATATATCTTACGGAAAATTGCTTGAGGCTCAGTGTCAATATTGTTTACTACCCACTGTCGCATTTGCTTAAAGTCTTTTTGCTTAAGAAAGCCAATAAGCGATTGGACATTGTCGTCTGATAGATTAACAAGGATACCAGCATCAATCGTTCCAGATACAGAATATCTTTGAAGTTCATTGAGCACGCGACGCCAATCTGGCAGATGCTTCATGATTAGTTCAGCAACTACCTTTTGATTGAACGTAATTCCTTCTGTAGCTAGAATTGTTTCGACTCGTTTCATGAACTGCGAGGCGAGGACTGCTACATTCTTTTTAGAGGTATTAAACTCATAGGTTGAACACCGTGAATGCAGAGGCTCGATGATACGGTTTTTGAAGTTACACGTCAGAATAAATCTGCAGTTGTTAGAGAACTCTTCGATAAAACCGCGGAGGGCAGGTTGAGTTGATTGTGGATTTAGATAATCTGCTTCGTCAAGGATGATTACTTTATATCCACCTTGCAGCGATACTGTAGAAGCAAATGACTTTACTTTATTTCGCAGCGTATCAATGTTGCCTTCTTCTGATCCATTGATTAGGATATAGTCTAAGCCAAGTTGATTGCATAGCGCACGTGCTACAGTAGTCTTACCAAGACCAGCAGTACCAGTAAAAAGCATGTTAGGAACTTCACCAGATTCTATGATCTTAGAAAAGGTTTCCTTCAGCTCTTTCGGAAGAATTGTATCTTCAATTGTTTTCGGACGGTATTTTTCGACCCACAAGAATTCTGACATATCAAAGTTTCCATAATAAAAGTAATATTATAACACATAACGTGTAAAAAGTACATGACTCAGATATAACCCTCGCCATATAAGAACATTTTCAAGTGGTAATAGAAAACCATTGGTTGTTGATCCGGCGTTGGGCAATTGGGATACCGCTCAAAGAGCCGGATCAATATGGCTTCTACTTCATCATCAGACATAAATTGGTGCCTCGAGCCGGAGTCGAACCGGCACAGCATTTCTGCCGAGGGATTTTAAGTCCCTTGTGTCTACCAATTTCACCATCAAGGCATCATTCATTAGGGAGAAACAATCGTAGCAGCAGTGATTGATTCGTACAACTCTTCAATCTCTTCCCGCTCTTGCTGTACCTGCTGAAAATTTTGCTTATGATATAAAGAAGCAAGCTTGTTCAAATGCTTTTTCTGTACACCAACTTTATCAGCTAGATCTTCGATAATGTTTTTTTGCAAATCTTTTTCAGCTTCTACGCGAGTAGCTGAAGCTGACCATTCATCCATAGCATCAACAATAGCCTTACGGTCATTAGGATTATTTACTATCATTTGCATCAACCTCTTCACTTCCCTTTTCACTAGACTCTGTTGCAATGCGTTCTGCATGCTTAATGATTCCGGAGAATTTATCATATACTGTACCTACAAAACTTAATTCATGTGCTTTAAATGCACTCCTTTCAGTTGCAGTATTAATAACCCGCAACACGTTTAACAAATCATCGGTCGTAAGACCTTCCAGCTCTTCGCTCATATTATCCTCCAAACGACGAATTCTTTTCTAAAGCAACCCAATATTCAGTCTGTGAGTTTTTAGACTTGAAAGAAGAAATTAACTTAGATGAAATTGATACATCATAATCATCATTCACAAACTTGAAATTAGCAATATTAAAAACTAGTTTGCAATTTACCCCTGCAGCAGATAGATTTGCAAGATCCATCTCATAGGAGTTTGATGTAGCATCTGCAGTATCAGTAACCATTAGTTTACCAACACCGTCTTTTACTTCGACAACAACATCTGAAACTGTAAGAGCTGCAGCAGCTTTACGTATCTGTGCCATATCACCAATGCTAATAGAAAAGGTAACCTCACACGGAGGCATCGTAATATCTTTAGACGGAGATGTCAAGATCGAAGGAGATGCGAAGAAGTATTTTACTGATCTTCCACCTTGCGAAACTTTCACAGATTTTTGATCATCGCTGAATTCTAGATCAGGATCATCAAACATATTAACAACACCTAAGAATTCATGCAAGTCATAAATTCCGGTTTCGTATGGAAAGCTTTCCGTTACAGTTGCTGCACTCATAATCGTCTTAGATTCAGACATAGTTTTAATTACACTGCCTGGTTTAATCACGATATTAGGATTAATCGCCGCAAAGTTTTTTAGCGTATTTAGGGTTTCACTACTTAGTTTCATCATTTATATCATCCGCAATATTAATAGTTATTGTTTCATCATTTAAAGATATATTATAACACGAATCGTCCCAATAGTACATCGATTCGTATTCACCAACTGTAAACGGTGTGCCTAATTCATCGGTTGATACTATTGCACTAACATCTTCATCGGTCTTTTCTTGCTTTAGGTCAAAGTCTATTAAGAACATTATGCTACATGCAGCATGAGCCAAGTGGCTAATCCCACTTTCAGGATCAATCTTTTCTCCTTGCATGTATGCAGATATGTGTCGCAATGCCGCAGCCTCATATCTACGGTTTTCAACCTTTTCCCAATTGAACCGATCGTATTTTTTAGCACCATATGTTAGTACCTTCACGACTTCATCCATTGCGCCGAATGGCACTAATGAGTAATCTGGTTTTTCACCGTCAAACTTAATACCACCTTTTGCATTTGCTTTCATTTACACCTCGCTATCAAATATAGAATCAAGTGATGATGTGGCGATACATGATGCATCTCCACTTGTATCAGCTGATATATCAACTTTGCTATACAAATCTAAGAAAGCCTCTTTTGTATCACTATCGAAACGCGATACGCAAAGCTCAATTGCTTTCGTCTTATCTTTGAAGATCGAAAATGATTGTACGATATGACATAGACGACGCGTTGAGATTACTTCGTCTACACCACCATCTTCAAAAGTCTTACGAATCGCTTCTGACCAAACCACAAGAGCATCAGCAAATTCATCATCAACACATTCAAACTTTTCCATATGCTTTACAACGATCTTACGCTCTACTGCAGAAGTAGGATATGGTTGCTCGAGGGTAATAGTGAATCGCTCGAGGAAAGCTTCATCGATGATAGTAGCCGAAATGAATCGACCGTCATCTGAACCTTTACCTTTCGTATTAGCCGTAGCGATCACATTAAAGCCATCTAGTGGAGTAATGACTTCACCGGTTTTTTTAACTAGGACCGGTTTACCCTCGAGCACTCCTTGAAGACACATGAGTTTATTAGAACCACGATCTATTTCGTCGATGAGAAGGATTGCACCCTTTTCCATCGCTTTGATAACTGGACCTTTACAGAAAACTGTTTCTCCATTTACCAAACGAAAGCCACCGATCAGATCATCCTCATCTGTCTCAGGAGTAACTTGTACTCGTACATACTCGCGGTTGAGTTTTGCACAAGTTTGTTCTACCATCATGGTTTTACCGTTGCCGGATAAACCTGTCACGAACACTGGATAAAAGTTGCGTGACTGAATAATCTTAGAAACATCAGTGCAATGTCCCCAAGTCACAAACGATGAGTCTCTAGGTGGAACGAAGACTTCGTCATTTGTAATTGACGTAATTGACGACATTGTTTTTTCCTGCGTTTTGAAAGGAACGACTACCGAAGAAAGACGGTATAAGCCGCGACGAATTTTTGTTTGTGCGAGTGTATATGTATACGCTTTGCTAGAAGAAACTCCAACGGTTTCTGCAGCAGCAGCAATTTCTTTAGGAGTAAACTCACCGCTAGTACGGTCAGGAAACATAGTTGCAATAGCTTCTTCAATTTTACGATCGATCATAATATAAGTCCCACTCATTACTAATTAAGATACCATTATACTCTATCTGGAGGAAGATGTACAATTTATTTTCTCTTTACAAATCAATTACTTATGTCATACGTTTTCTAAGCTATTGATTTGTAAAGAGATTTAAATTGTAACAAATTGTATCAGGATACAATCTCTGCGAATTTGGTAGCAAGGATCCGGTTCGTCTTCTTTGAAGATGAATACTTCTTAAATGACGATATGATTTTTGCCTTTGATGCATTCTCGTCGATCGAGAGCTCATCAACGTCTGTACTTAAAGCTCTTTTGCTTGCCTTTAGAATGAACAAACGATCATAACCAATCTTATTGTCTACATAATGAAATTTGTTTTTGCGAACATTAGTTTTCATTATTTCAGCATATTTACTTCTGTCGTACCACGATTCAATATCTTTGTGTACCAAATCGTTGATTGAATAAAGGTCTCTGCCAGTTTCCGCTAAGAAGAACCCAATAGTTGAGATATCGTTTTTCCTTAATTGGTCTAAAAGAAATGCTGTTACATCTAAAGGATCAATTGTTTCTGTAAAAATGGTTTTACCATTAAACTCTATAGAGTATCGAGAAAGTCTTCTTCGCTCAGCGTAATCAGCCCATGGATAAGAAACTTCCATCTTTCCGCCGAAGCCATCAGACAATAAAACAAAGTTGACTCGCTGAACTGCATTCTTATTCCTAAAGCGCTGAAGTATTTTATTCATAACCAATAAACTTTCATTCAATGGAGTAGTACCAAGCCTATCTAATTCTGATCTAGAATACTGATCAGTCTTAGCCGATGTCTCGTATAACCCGAAATATGCTTCATTATATTCTGACTTCTTCATAGAAGAATTAAGAAGCTCAGTAATGCGCACGTGAGATAGTTGAAGCGTATTGATGCTGTAATCAGTATTCGCAACGTATTGATCTTTGTCTCTACTTGTAAACCCATAAACTTCGAATGGAATATTTACTTTCTTACAGAACGATGCAAGGTTGAGAACCTGCTTGATAGTATCACCTAAGATCTGTTGCATTGATCCAGAATAATCAATCATCATAACCATGCCATGAGATTTAGCATCAGCTAGCTGTGTTACCTTTTTGAAGATGTCCTCATTGTACTTATAGCTATGAAGCATATTGACATTCAAAGCACCAGTCTTTGAAGTCTTTGCTCTAGAATATCGATACGCTGCTTTTCGCATTTCGAACTCTTTAGCCAGTATCGATGTAATCTTATTCGTCTCGCTTTGGAATTCAGCAAAGTCAGCTGTGTGATCTTTGTTATACGTGAAATATCGATCTGAGCGATGCTTATCACGTGACTCTTTTACTTCACTATATGAATAGATGCAACTCTTACATTGCTCCCACGTAAGCTCGCGAATATGCATTACAAGTTCATCAGAATCAGAACCTTCAACAAACAGCTTTTCGTTTTCGCGTAGTGCATCATCAGTCTCAGAAGTAAAATCATCTACTTTCGAATCTAATTCGCCACCCTCTAATTCGCCACCCTCTTTGTCGTCGGTAGTAGTATTAGTCGATTCATCTTCATCTGTAAATTCTTCGTCGGAGTCTTTTTCTGATTCTGAACTTGGCTCGACTTGCGGTTCTTCAGCATCATGAGTCTCAGTGAATTCAGTAGAATCCTCACTAGAATCCTCACTAGAATCCTCACTAGACTCCATTCCTTCTTGAAATTGATTATCAGAATTATCATCGTGTGCGTCATCTTTGTTTTCATCATTCTCACGCATGAACTCGTAGATTGCCTTTGCAGCGGCAACGACTTCATCCCACGTTTCTGCAGCGAACGCTTGCTTAACATATGGCATTTCTTCTTGTGCGAAATCAATGTCAACCAAGTCTCGCATTTTTGCTTTAAGATTGATTCGATCGATTAACTGATACTCTTGAAGATCACGACCTTTCGTGTGAAAGAAATTTTGATCAACCAGAGTCTTGTACCCACGCTTAAAAACAGAAACTAAACCAGGATACTTAGATTGTATCTTGCGTTCGATTCGAATGTCTTCAACTACATTAAGAAACGAGCGAGGTACTTGAATCTCAGCAGGAGAATCGTGCCATCCTTCAAACGGAGTATAGAGAGCGTGACCAACTTCGTGGCCGATAAAAAGATCTAACGTATCTTTTGAACCAAAGTCTTTATAAACCGGTAAACCAAGTACACGTTCCTGCACGTCAAAGTACGCTGTAGGAAAATTGCCATGACGAATAGTGATATTCTCATTAGCAAGAAGCTTTGCTAGGATTGACTTAGATTGCATATGTTATCTCCAAATGAATAACCATTATACGACATCTAGCCGGAGATGTACAATTTATTTTTACTAATAGAATCAATAGCTTAGAGAACTGCCTTCAATAAGCTATTGATTTATATAAAGAAAATATTTTGTAATAAATTGTTTCAATCTAAACTATTGACACTCCTAGCTTTTTTCGTACACGTGTAGCAAATCTATCTTTCTGAAGGCGAGAAAGATGATCATAGAACAGTTTTCCTTCCATGTGATCATACTCATGTAGCACGATTCGGTTAGTAATACCAGTAAATCGAACATCAGTATGACTATTTCCCTCATAATCCGTATATGATACATTACATGCCACCGGCCTTTTTACGTTAGCAAACACGCCAGGATATGATAAGCATCCTTCTTCAAGCATAATGTCTTCATTAGATGTCCATGTGATCTGAGGATTAATGAATGCATGCTTGTAATCTCCATATGCAACAACAAAGATCCGTGCATCGATTCCTAGCTGATTTGCTGAAACTCCTGCACCGCCATTTGCTGCTACGAATTCATACATCTCATCAATGGTTTTTTTCAGATCGTCAATGTTATAGTTTTCCATAACAGACATCGTTTTTCTTAATATAGGATCAGTTGGTGGTACAAGCTTCATATCAATCACTCGCTAATGAAATTTTCGAAAAGTTATGCTCTTTATTAAATGTAATTTTGCTTCTGAATTTTCCATCGAGCAAATCACCTTTATGCGATATAACAAATACGTTTGTGTTACTATCTAATGTCTGTAGAATCTTCATTAAGTTATCTACACCATCATGGTCAAGGGAAGAATCAAATGTCTCATCAAGTACCAATAAGTTAGTTGATGTTGAATTCTTCATCCTAGCTATTTGTCTCCAAGTGAACAATAGAGCCAAATCGATTCTCTGCTTTTCACCCTCTGAGAAAGAAGCATAGTTAAATGAATCACGATGTCTAGACTTAATAGTTTCATTAAAGCTTTCATCTAGATTGAATGAAACAAAGAAATCTAATACCTGTAAGTATTTATTAATTAGAGTATTCATAACAGGAAGATACTGCTTTATCACTTTCGTCTTAATGCCAGTATCTTTAAGCATTTCAGACGCTATTGAATTATACAGACGATCATTTGTTATGTTGGCCTTCTGTTCATTCAACAGAGATTTTTCTTCTGTTAGTGCATTGAATTCTTTATTTGCTTCTCCTAGATCGCCTTGCGATTCAGATAAAGAATTGATTTCTGTTCGAATAGTATTGATTCTGTTCTGATTGTATGCAATAGCTTTATTGTTGCCAGATATATTGTTATTCAAATTCTGAATATGCGCTATCTTATTCATCAGTGTTTCGATTTCTACATCTAGCTTACCTGATTCAGATGAAGCAGTATCTAAAGCTTCAGACAATTGCTTAGCCGATGCTTTCGCTTCTAGTAGCTTAGTTTCACGCGTGCTCTTTTCAATGTCTTGAGTACATGTAGGACATACTTCATTCTCTTCATAGAACTTAGCGTCTTTCACAACAGCCTTTATCTTCTGCTGGAATTGTGCTTCGTATTTTACATACTCATTTTTTTTCTTTTTAGCAGTATCAATTGCAGTATTGATGTCTGTCAGATTATCATCAATAAAGGATTTCCATTCAGTATTATCTTTCTCGAGCAGCTGGATTTCTGTTTCAATGTCAGTAATCTCTTTTTGCTTATCCTTTATCTGTCCTTCATTTAACTCTGTAATATCACGAATATACTTTTGCTGAAGCGTAATCTTTTCATTAGTCAATTCTATTTGATACGTAGCATTAGTCAAAGACTCTTTTAGCTTTAAGTCTTTTTCCTTTAGTATCTGATTCATCTTAGAGAAAATCTGTATATCAAGTAGATCTTCGATTACGTCTCTACGATGCTGAGCAGGCAACTGCATAAAAGGAATGAATGACGAAGATCCAAGAACAACGATCTGATGGAATGACTTGTGATTCAGCTTTAGTATATTTTGTTCTAAGAATTTTTGATAATCACGTGCAGATGCATCCTGATTAATCATTACATCATTTTGCCATATTTCAAATTTGGCTGGCTTAATACCACGCTTCACATGAAACCTGTAGGTACCAATATCAAACTCTACTTCAACTTCACATTGCTTATTATTAATCGAATTGATCAGCTGAGGCTTGTTGATATTTCTGTGTGGCTTACCAAATAACGAAAAGGAAAGAGCATCAAGCAGAGTACTCTTTCCTGAACCATTAGTACCGACAATTAATGTGGTTGGACTTCTATCTAAAAAGATTTCTGTCCATTCATTACCTGTAGATAAAAAGTTACGCCACCGTACTTTCTTAAATTTTATCACTATACAATATCCAATGTCGATGCTTCTACGTATAGGTTTCGCATCAGTCCTTTTATAACACCTTTATCTAAATCAGTATCAACTGCTTCAATGTATGAATCAAGCAGCTGTGTAGTATCTTCGACTGATATGTTGTCGTCATCTACATTCTCGCCAACAAACTCTTCGAAGGTTTCTGCGATCTTCAACTCATGTAGATTAAACTGATTCACCTTATCAATAAATTTATCAAACATGAAAGGATCTGTCTTCTTCACGACAATCACCTTCACAAATTTGTTATCTAAATTTTGTAAAGTGTAATTACTATTATAATCTATTTTCGCGTCATTGTACATAATTTTTTCAAACATCGTATACGGGTTACGTACGGGCGTGAGCTCACGTGTGTCAGTATCTAATATATGAAAGTATTTTGGATCTTCACAATCTGCCCAAGTGAATTCCATCTGTCCACCAAGGTAATGAATATTATCCTTACTTGACTTAGTATGAAAATGACCAGACAAAACCATCTCGAATCGATCGAATACTTCGGTAGTCATACCATGTGGGTTTGGCATACCTTTCATCATATCGAATCCAACGAGTTCTAAGTGTGCACCTAGAATAGAAGCATTGCAGCTTTTAATGAACTGAATAGATTCTGCATAGTTCTCTGAATTAATCCAAGGAACTAGTGCCATCTTCATGCCATCATAATCTACTACCTTCGGCTTCATTATGATATTGACGTTAGAAGTATAATAACCAAGTAGCTCTTTGAGAGAGCATAGATCATTCGTATTTTTATAGAATACGTCATGGTTGCCTGGAATAATATCCATATGAATGCCTTCTTCCTTAAGGACATTCAAGAACATTTGTCGATTTGCATTTTGTGCTTTGAAGTTAATAAATTTTCTGTGATCGTAGTAATCACCTAAATGCAATATCTGCGTAATACCATGTTCTTTCAAATATGGAAAGAATACTTCAGAATAAAACTTTTCCTGATAGTTAATAAAAATCTCTGAGGAGTTTCGTATACCACAGTGAGTATCATTCAGTATAGCTATTTTCAAAATGCATTACCCATAAACAATTCAATGCCAGCTTTTTCCTTAACCTTTTCTTTCTTAGCAAACTCTTTCAATTCACGGTCTGCTTCTTTTACTCGATCGATCCTGCTACGAAGCTCATCAATAAAGTCAAAGTTATCAAACGAATCAATGTCATCACCATTCAATGCAGAAATAAACTCATCTACTCCTGCCTTTTCAATCCACTTGAATTTAATATCCTGCTGCTTCTTTTCTTTTGCAATCCTTCGTAAGAATGCATAGTAACATATCTGTGTAAAATATGCAAAGGCATTAGGGTTTCCTGTTCTAGTAGCGGCTTCAATATTATAATTCAATATAGCCTTAAGACAATTTTCAACTGCATCCATCACCATCTCTTCTCGATACGTATATCGGATAAAGTTCGATTTATGTGACAGTCCTTCTGCAATTTTAAGAAAACACGTTGCGATGTAGTCAGTTACAACAGGAATCGCTGTACAGTTTTCTTTTGCAGTTTCTACTTTTTTCACATACTCAACAACTGAAAGAGAAAACTCTTTGTTGTTTACGTAATGCGGTTTGTCTTTAGGTTTCATGCGTTTTAGCTCCTGGATTTATCTTTATAGTATATTATAAACCATTTTTGATAAAATGTACATCTAAAATAAACGATGTACAAAAGTAGGAAAGTGTGATATAATAATAGAGTATCTCCGAGGGGAGAGAGGTATACTAATGAACTATTTTATCAGACAGCATTACATGCCTTTCAGTTTCTGGTGCTTCTGAATCAGTATCATCTTCGAATGGCACTTGAATACCCTTACTCATTTTAAGAGCAGAGCGAATGTACCTTGCTTTCAAATCAGCAGTTACATCAGAATAAGCAACAACATTTTGAGCATTAAGTTTTACTTTACCATCACGGGAGAATGGACAATATCGAGTAAAGTAATATGATATGCTATCATCTTCTTCGTACATGAAATTCAATAGCAAAGGCTTCTCAATATTAAGAACACTTTCTCCAAGGGTACTGGTAATCATAGTAATAATTTCAGTACCATCTGTAAGCTTTATGTGCTTAATATTAATATCATCTAATTCTGTCATAATGCAATCTCATAAATCTTATAATTGAATTTCTCTTTAGTATATATCTTAATTCTTTCAGCCGCATGATTTAGCGTATAGTTCTTATTAGATTTCCAATGCAAATCATCAGCTATATCATACAGCTTAGTGATTCTACCATCATCACTCTTTCTTAGTCCTCTACCTATACTTTGCAGAACCTTCACTTGGCTCTTAGAAGGTGATGCAAATATAATGTTATGCAGGTTACGTATATTTATCCCTGTTGAAAATGTACCAAGTGAAGCAACAATGATTGCATTCTTTTCATTCTCAGTGATCTCTCTTATTTTTTCTCTAGTATCCACATCAGTACTACCAGCAACAAAAAAGACTTTTCTTCTCTTATGTGCTTTGTCAGATATCATCGTATGGAGAGGTTTACCATGTTTCTCTACTAACTGAAAGAGAACTAGAGTATTACCATCCTGATCTAATGCTAGGTTTGTAATCAGTTTGTTTCTCGGCTCATGCTTAACAATAAAATCGATTTCATCCTGGTACTTTGCCTTATTGATCAACCTACAGAATTCTTCGCTATATTTAAGAAGCAACACGTCGATACTCAACTCAGCAAGAGATCCAGAATCCATAAGATCTTTAGTAGTAGTCACATAATAAGCAGGACCGAAATAACCCTCAAGCACTAGCTTATGTGTAAGCGTACCATCTAATGTACCAGTTGTACCAAACCGATACTCAGCTTCTTTGCACTTACTTAATATTGACGTTAAGCTCTTTGCTTTGAAGTTGTGTGCTTCATCACCAATAACCATACCATAATCTAAAAACCATTGCTGATGCAGCTTATAGATTGATTGCCATGTTGTGATGACTACACGCTGTTTGAATATTTTCTCTTTTCCAGAGTATATTCTATGGCAGGTTTCCTCTACATCAAAGCCTTCATCGAACTCAGAATAGTCACCAAAGTCCTTGTACATCTGTTCTACGAGAGATGTTGTAGGTACAATAATAATTACTTTCTTGTCATTCCTTTGTAGATACGCACGAATTAGTGAGTATATGATAAGTGATTTACCAGAAGCTGTAGGTGACACTAATAGTCCACGCTTATTCCTAAGCGCATAATCAATTGCTTCTAGTTGGTAATCCTTTGGGAAGATCTGTTCGCCACGCGACGATAGCGTTAGATCATCTATGAATGATATATCTGACTCTGCTATTGCACCAGCCATACCATAGTAATTGTCATGAATAACTTCTAAGCTATAGTCTCTACCAGGTGTAGCTGCGAATTCTTGTAGGTACTTAAATAATCCTGCAGGCAATTCTTTTGTTCGAACATCATAAAGTCTAACCTTCCCATCCCATATTTTATTTTTATAGGCTGGCATAAACTTATAGCCAGGAACATAGAATGTGAAAAAATCTACAATCTCATTAGCTATAGATGGTTCACATTCTACGTATAGAAAGGCATGATTTTTGTTACGAACCTTTATGATGTCCATTAACTACCTGATTCAAACCGACGCCAATCAATAATGTTTTTAATTGTAGAGTGTCGCCATCTAATATTATTAATAATTTCTTCTAGTGTATCTATCACAGTTTTCAGGTAATCAATTCTAGCTTGTGCTTCTTGGATATGCGGATCGGAGTCATAATAATAATCCATCTCACCTTTTAGAATCTTGAGCCCATTGAGTGCATCATATGGCCAACCAAGTTCATCCATCCTGGCCTTATCAAGTTTACCATTATACCATAGCCATTTATTTTTGAGCAAGACTTTGAATTCAGCTTCTCGCCTTTTTAGCGAGAGCTTATTCATTGAGAGTAGTTCTAGGTATTTTGCATGAAGTGCAGCACCATTCTTAGATGCTTCATCCAACCGTATATCATCTATTACTGCGTCTTTTGCCCACATTTCAAGTATCTTATCTAAAGTCATAATATTTCCTAAATCAATTCAAAATTATATATTATATCACAGTTTACTCTATTTTGAAATAACTATATTCAAATGTCACTGCAGCAGACAAGTATTCAACGTCAGTAATTGTTATATCAAATGGTAACGATCCAAGGCTAGTCGGAAATGCATCTACAAACTTAATTGTCTTCACTAAGTTATTGTTTGAATCAAGTACTAATAAAGATAAATCCCGCGTTTTCCTTGTGGCCTTATCGTCAACCTCTGATACCATACCAAACAACCAATCATGTATTTCCATGTAGTTAGTTAAGTATTCGTCTATAAGGAATGTTACAGTCAAAGATTCATATTCGACTTTATCTGGACTTGCAAATATATTTCTTTGTGGAGTACTATACTGTGCACCAGTTGCAGATATTGTAGGAATAGCAGCAGCTTGTACCATAAATTGTGCATTAGGGTACTTAAGAGTGTCTATCACTAACCTGAACGATCCAGGATTTACAAAATTTAAGTTTTCGACTGTAGAAGCAGGTTGACCTCCAGCTGAAAAGCTTATATTATTTTCGTATGGCATAGCAATACCTCATATTAGGTTACAACTATATTTATACAATAAAAAAAGGGGATCCGAAGATCCCCTTAAAAATGGTAAGTTAAAACTTACTTCTTTTTTTCATCCATTATACGAGGATGTTTTCTACTGCAAAGATGCGGTAGTACTGGTTTGCACGGTTAGTACCAGTTTCACTAGAAGAGGCGCCACCCGCAAATGGGTTAGCAACCATACCGTAGCGAGTCTTAAACCCGATACGTGGCTGGAAGTCAACCTCGCCAACCGCACGAACCATTGTTAATGGAACGTAAGGAGCGTAGAAGAGACCTGCGTCGTATGGGTTAGTACCACGGTAACCAACAGTTACGTAGTCACGAGTTGCGTAAGGATCGATATAGACCTTAGTGCGACCGTTCAATACACCAGCGAATGTTGAACCAGTATCGTCAACGTTCAGGTTAGCTGCAAGAGCAGGAGTGTAATCAAGCATACCAGCTGCAGTCAATGCAGAAGCTACGTCTGAAGAACAGATAATGAAGTTACCTTTGCCGCGACGAGTGTCTTTAGCAATTGCGTTAGCTTCACGCTCGATCTGAACCATGAGACCTTTGAACTTCTCAACTGACCAACGACCATCGGAATCAGTTTCAACGTCGAAAGTACCAGGAGCAGCAACGTTAGAAGTCTGTGCACCAAGCTTCGCTTTAACGTTGATAGTGCGGATAACTTCACGGTTGATTTCAGCAAGGATCTCAGCTGAAAGAATGTTAGCGAGTTCGCTTTCAGCGTCAAGACCGTGGATTGCTTTAAGGTCCTGTGCCAATTCCATAGTGTACTCAGCTTTGAGTGCACGAGTCTTAGCAGTTACGCTAGTCTTCTCGATTGAGAAAGCCATCTGAGCGAAAGGATCGCCACTGTTACCAAGAGCTTCACCATCAGCTGTAGCAAGACCAGCGCCAACAGCAAAACTATCTTCTACGCCGTCAGTGTTAGCATCAGTACCAGTAGTACCAGCAACAGATGAAGAATCACCGCCGTTTGCAGTACCGTTACCAGAGAAGCCAGCATTTGCTTCGTCAAACAAAGCTTCTGTGCCACCCTGTGAAGTGTACTTGCTCTTCATAGCGAAGATCAAACCAGTAGGACCAGACATAGGCTGAACACCAGCTACGTCATAAGCCATAAGGTTAGGCATTGCACGACGAACGAGGCTGATCAGGACGGGATCCCAGTTAGCCATGTTGCCAGTACCGCCAGTAGTAGCGTTAGCAGCAGTTTCAGTCATGAAACCCATTGCACCACGCTCTTCGCGGAGAGCTTTTTCTTGGTTCTCAAGAAGTATTGCAGTTACGCTCTTCTTGTAGTTATCCTGAATTGAAGGAATCTCAGAGTGCTCGAGGATCGGCGCCCATTTTTCCTGGATTTGTTCTGAATTAAACATTAGTTACTCCTAATTTACTTTTTTAAAGTTTTGGTTAATGCGGCAGTATATTGTGCCATGATTGGAGAAAGCTCAGCTTGCTCATCATCGCCTACAACAACTTCTTCATTGTTATTAACAACTGGTTTTGCAAAATAAGACTCTTTCAATGTTGCAACTTTCTTAGCAAAAGTTTCAGCATCATCAAAGTCAACATCTTCTGCCAATGACTTAAGTTTCTCAACTTGAGTATCAGCTAAATCTTTAGATGCATTTGCGATAATTTCTAATCGCTGGAATGCTTGAACAGACTCGTTCAAACGGATATTGTCCTGCGTAGATGTTGCCAAATGCTCTTCTAGCTCTACAACTTGAGCTGCAAGATCATCTACCAAATCAACTTTGGATTCAGGTACATCAATATAATGCTCGACAAATACGCCTTTCAACGAAGCCATAAATGACTCGGCGATTTCAGTACGAAGACCACTTTCGATGGCAACCTTGTTTTCTTCCATCCAATTCTCAACTACGTAGTTAAGGTAACCATCTACCTTCTCAACGAGATCAGATTTGATTGAAGCAGTTTCTTCTTCTAAAGACTGAGTGTACTCAGCTTCTAGACGATCAATTTCTGCACTAACCTTAGTCTTAACGGCCGCTTCGAAAATTGTTGCTGCTTTTTCTTGGAATCCTTCAGCAAGCGTTTCATCAGATGAAACAAGAGCGTCAAGGTCAGCAGTAAAGTCATATGACTCTTTTACTTTACCCTTAGTCTCTACCATTTTTTCGTCTTCATCTTCGTCATCCATATCCATGTCATCGCTTTCCTTAGCGTTGAACTTTTCATATGCTGCGACGAGCTTTTCTTTGCTCATCGATGACATTTCTTTGTACATAGCTTGAATTAAGCCAGCTTTTGTTTTAGGTACTTCAGCCTGAGTAGTTGCATCTGCAGCTTTCTTTGTAGCTGCTACAGAAGCATCTTCTTCATCTTTGGCTTCTTCTAAAACATCTGCATCTTCCACGATGGCTTCCTCGGTCTCAACTTCAACGTCTTCAACGAGGTCATCATCTTGGAGCTGTACTTCAGTAACGTCCTCAATGAGATCTAACTCTTCTGTTTTAGTCTCTTCAGACATATATTACACTCCTTAATAATCTAGAGTTAAAGTTTTGAGAGGAAATCTTGCCACACCTTCAGCTGACTTTCGGCCAACTGGGATGAAGATGCTCTTTTGATTTCAGTCTCATATTTTTCAATATCTTGTGCTTTGAGTATGCCATTATCCCAAATCCATTCAACGCCTTCCATAATCCCATTAACGAAGGCTTCAGGAGCTGAGGGATCTTGGACAATGTCCACCGTCGAAAGAATAAAATCATTCCCTACAACGTTTACCCCTTGCCTTTGCACAAGTGTACCCATACCACGACTAGAAACACCCAGTTGAACACCGCCTTCGACCAAACCTTTTACAATTTGACCCATAGGAGTATCAAGTACGAGTGCTTTTCCCATTACATTATTTCCGTCCCAAGAGAGTTCAGTAATGCGATGTGAAACTTTATCTAAGTTAATCGTAGGACCATCGGGATGATTTAACTCACCGACAGCACGACCCTTAGCTACTTGTTCTGTTACGTATTTATTGACAGCTTTTTCCATGACATCTCGTGGATAAATTCTGCCATTACGATTCTTTGATTCGGCCTGCATAAAGATGCCTTCAATGACAGTATTCTTTTTACCGTCTTTGGCTTCTACTATGTAGTTAAGCTCAGATTCTAAATGTTCTGTTATAAGCTTCATTTATGCTCCCATTAAATCAGCAAATTCTTTAGCTGATTTTTCTGCTTCGGCTGCAGACTTGTAGTTAGAATCTAACACTTCGCCATCAATTGTCACTGCAAACTTTGAACCGTTCTTAGTAATAACAGCTTGAGATTTCTTTCCAACCTTAAGCTTCTTTACTACTGTAGCAGCTTCATTCAGATTCTGTTGTATCTGTTTCAGTGTTAGCATCAGTATTTAATTCCATTCCGTTATAAACTTGATTAGCGAGCTCTACCTTTTTGGTGTTAAGCGCATCAGTTATCTTTGCGCCTAAGGCTTGATTAAATAGGTTATTAGCATCAGCTATTTTATCGTTTTGTAAACTATTAACTAAATCTTCAATATCATTCATATTTATAATTCCTATACTATATTTATAATAAAACGATTTTTAACTTACAAATCGTCTTCGTCCACCATTTCACCAGAGCTTCTTTCATCATCAATTTGCTTTTTCATGTCTTCGATATCTTCATCGCTTTGCATTAGAATATTTTTACGTACCCATTCAATAGAATAATAATTACCAACAAACTGATCAATCTCTTGCAGCAATGACATTCTTTCTCTCAGAATTTCAGCATCTTTAAGCTCAGAAAAGTGAGAATCTTTAATATAGTCAACTACTATATTTTCGCGAATGTCTTTCCAATCATTTTCTGTAATAATACCCTTGAGTATGAGTTGTGTTTTAAGCACATCGAGGAATAACCAAGAAAACTTTTTACGTAAGCGATTAATAAACTTTTGAAACTTTACTTCATCGCGTGATATTTCTGTTGAACGACCAAGTGAGAACTGTGCTTCTTGCTCTAACCTATTTACTGGAACATTTAATGACTTATATAACTTCTTTTGGAAGTAGATAATATCATCGATTTGTCCTAGGTTTTCTCCACCTGGAAGTGTAGTAATTTCTGTACCACGGCCGCCTTCACGTCGTGGAAGCCAAAAGTCTTCAAGCAATGACATATGTTTACGATCATCTTTTACCTCACCGGTATTCGCATCGTAAACCATTTTATTTCTATACTGATTCATTATGTTTTTGAGGTATTCTTCTGACTTACCTTTTGGCAAGTTACCTACATCAATATAGAATATGCGACGTTCTGGTGCCCTTGATAATCTGTAGATTACCAATGAGTCTTCCATCATGCGCAATTGGTTAACAGGCTTAATTGCTTTGTGCAAATAAGATAGAACTCTTTTGCGTGATGGATCTAATAATCCAGAAGTAATATATTGAATAGCGTCTGGGCTAATCTTAAATCCAGCACCAGCACCAGACATTTCTGAATCTTGATATATGTAGAATTCTTTTACTGACTTAATTACATCTGCGCCAGTAGCTTGATCTTTTTCTTTTTCTACTTCTTTTACTTTACGGATTCGAGTAGGATCAATTGGCCTTAACTCTAATATACCTTGCTTTGGACTTGATTCATCAACAATTATATGATAGAACAATCTACCATCTACATACCATCGACGAAATATTTCATGTCCATAATGATTGAACTGCAAAAGCTCAACTACTTTTTCGAATTCTTCCCTGATTGATTTTTTAATATTATCAGGATAATCTAAGTCATCAGTAATCAGTTCAACTGGTGCAGAATTGCTATCAGACACAATTGATTCATTAATGATGTCTTCTATTGCAGCATCACATTCTGGATGTTGTGCAATATCGCGATAACGCCTAATCAGATCAGCATCTGATTTAGCATTTTCAGTTCCAGATAAATCTACGTATTGACCAAAATGTCCGCCGCTAGCTTGTATATAGCTAGAGCCATCATCTTCTAAAGGAACAACAAAGGACTTTTGCTTTTTCGCAATTTCCTTTTCGCTCTTGCGCTTAATTTCAAACCCAAATATTTCAGCCATTTCTTTTCCTATAATAATACAAGGGGAGAAAATCCTCCCCTCATACTATTTATTACGCTTAAGAAGTAGTGTCTGATTCCCAGTATTGAACCTGAAGTTCTACTGTGAATTCTTCAATCGTATCTGCAGTATCATAACTCAAATCGATAGCAGAAACGTTAGTTGGCCATAGGCCACGGAAAGAGTACGACTTAAGACTTGTACCATCTTTATCCAACTGATGAACTGTTGCGTCTGCAAAGTAATCTGCTGGATCAGTTGCACCAGTATTTGCATTATGATTGTTGATGAGATTCATCCACTGCTCAAATGCATTACGTAATACAAAGTTTGTATCGTTAATTATAGTAATACTCCATGGTTCGAATGTACGATCTCCAGCAATTTGGAGTTGACGTCCACGGAAAGGAACCATGATTGGACCAATGACAGAAGAAGGAAGTTGAGCACCTTTAATAAGGAATCCGCCAACCTCTGATTCTGAAGCTCCAGCTGCAATACCAGCAGGCCAACCCATTTCAACTTTAAATAAGTTTGCTCGAGTACCACCACCGGTTAATTTTGACTTAAAGTCATCTACGCCTAAAATAGCCATCTCTTATATTCTCCTTATTGACCGATGATTTCAGAGAATTCAACACCAGTACGCGTAGCAATGAAGTTCAATGTAATGAAGTTAATAGAACGTGCCGGCTTAATGTAGATATCCGCAACAAACTGATTGGTATCTATAATATTGCCAGTGTTATTCGTTTCATCACATACAACCGCAAAGTCAGTAATACCACGGCGACCTTTAACATCGCGAAGGAATGGTTCTACCATATTGCGGAACATTGCACGAGTAAACTCGTCGTTAAATTCGAATAGTTGATATTTAGCTGCAGTTGAAATTGCCTTTTCAAGGACAATAAACAATCTACGAACGTTGATACGATCGAATGCAGAAGGTTTAGCTTGTGCAGTCTTATCACCATACAGAACAATACCTTGTCCAGGGAAAGAGGTGATTGGATTAACACGTGCTTTATAAAGCGTATCACGGTCAGCTTGCTTAGGATTCAACGCAATCTTAGTAACTCCTAGGAGTTGACCACGAGTAAATCCAGCAGGAGAGAACCAAGGATCAGCCGCATCATCAGTGCTAGCACAAAGACCAGCAATGTGACCACACGCAGGAATCCAGCGGTATGTGTCGTTATATTTGTCATATACCTTCAGAGCAGTTGAATCGATTACACCGTATGATGTAGAAGTTAATCCATCTGCGAAGTCTTTAACAGCAGTAACAGCTGCAGCAGCATTTAAAGCAGCTACTGTATCTGAAATTGAAGGAGAAACAAACGCAACGCAATCTTTACGATCAGTTGCAATAGCTAATAGTTTTTGTGCATTAGTAGTTGCATCAACACCAGGATTAGCGAATATTAGGTTAACGTCTACAGTCTCAGCATCTGCGAGTAAATCAAGTGCAATAGCGAGCTCACCTGTAGTTAGTTCGTTATCATCAGTACCGCCAGCAAACGAATCATCGATGATCGCAGGAGTTGCACCACCTAAGAAATCACCACCTGCAGTTTCATCAGCAGCAACCGCAGCAGCAGTCATTCCAGCATATCCACCATATAGGCTATAATGCGCACCGAACCATACGTAGTTAGATCGATTATTTAATGCTGTTACGTAATAGTTTGCAGTACCATCTGAAGCTTTAGCATCTGATGCTAATGAAAGAAATGCAAATGTTTCTAGAACAGTACCAGCAGTACCAGTCCATGCACCATCTTCATCAATAATTGCAACGTGAATTTCATCATTAGCTGCGCCGCGCGCTAAAGCGTAGTCAGAAGTACCAGGAGCTGCATCAAACTGACTAGCATACGCCCAACCAGTAAATAGTGCAGAATTTCCTGCTGGACATGTTGAAATCTTTAATGAGTTACCTAAAATTCCAGGATATTTTGCGACAAAGCTTTCTGTAATTACAGCATTGTCATAGTCATCCTGATTTTTAATTAATCTACCAGTACCTCCACCAGTTACGGCATTGAGGTTAGTAGTAGCTGCTCGAACAACTTTAAGTGCATTGCCGTACTGTAAGAACGATGCTGCAGTTAAATAGTCTGTCGCAGTAGTTGAGTCTGGAGTGCCAAAGATCGAGGCGAGTTCTTTTTCAGAACCAACTGTAACGATCTCTTCAACAGGTCCCCAGTTAAAAGCTCCTGCAAAACCACCAATAGAGGTAGATACTGCAGGAACCACGTTAGTCAGATCGATTTCTCGAACCTGCACACCTGGTGATACTTGAAAAGCCATGTTTATTCCTCTTCCAAAATAGATGAAAACTCTATATTATTATATGACACATAATAAGGTATTTATATCAATCTAATCATTATTTATAATATAAACGTTTTCTAGCTTTTTATGTGAACTTCACTTCTTCCCAAACTAAACCGTCTTCGACGATAAAATTAGAATTTGAGTCTAATTCATCACTCATTATGCCAACTGGAACAATATCATCTTCAATTGCCCTAGTCTTTTCATGATATAGCATTGACTTTAAGTCAATATCAGTAAGATCATTAAAAAATGCAGTAGTAGTGAAGTATGCAAAAAGCACTAAATTCATTACTAAGTCGTCATGATTACCTCTTGCTGCTTCGTACGACGTTCCTCTTGATTCAAACGTAGATAGTTCTATTATAGTATTTGAATCATTAATTTTAATTTTGTTCTGCTCGATTAAGTCTTTTATATTAGAGCAACCAATACGTTTTACTTTACGCGTCATCGTAATACCAATCGAGTTTGCTTTAATCATAGACTCAACATATACGTGCTCATATTCTAGATCATAATATAATCCATTACAAACGACAGCGCCTTGGTCATTAGACTCAATAACTACATATGCTTCATTATACATTTTAGCATATTTGTATATTACATCAGGATATAATATCGGAGATATGTTATTATCTCTAAAGACAGCAACTTGATTAAATGGCCTAGAAGTAGTGTCTATAATATTAAACGTAGAATAGTCCTGTCCTCTTCCCTTTGCAACATCCACAAACATCATATACTCATGCCCTTGGATAGGATTTTCGTATACATTGACATTGTGATTATATGATATAGGGTCATAGGATTTAAGATTAAGCAATGCGTCTGGCGAGATAAGCGTATTACCAACACCTAAGAAATTGTTTCCGAACTCTTGATCAAACTGTAGTTGAGATGTATTGGATACTGTTTGTCTTTTCCATTCTTCGTCTCTACCAGGTACATCCCACCAATCTACTCGGAATGGCTTAAATTCATTTGTGCCTTGTATTGCTCCCTCATATAGCTTATGATACACATTGCCAATGCCATTCGCAGTAGATGTAATAATTACTTGAGTATTTTTACCTGCAGCAATTACAGGATATGTAGAAGTATAAAATTGTGCATCATTTTCAACAAATGCAAACTCGTCTAGGAAGAGTAGGTTAACTGACATACCACGAATAGAGGAACCAGATGTTGCAGCTGCAATAATACGCGAGTTATTTGAGAATTCTAAAGATCCTTTGTTTACAGCTTTACATCCTGGCTGTAAAAAGAATGGCAGATTTTCTAACATCAATGTAATCCTTGCTAACATCTCACGTGCAGTAGCACCTTTGTTCGCCAGGATTGCAACAGTTTTTTCTGGATGAAATGTAACATACCACAATAGGTACGCAACAGAAGAAATAGATTTACCTGATTGTCGACATGCTAATACAATAGAGAATCGATTAGACTTGAAATGATCAAACATTTTTTCTTGATATGGGTATAGGTCAAATGGTACTAGACCTTCATCAAGAGATATTACTTTAATATATTTACGAGCAAAGTACGAAGGATCCTTCATACATCTTACATATTCTCGTACTTCATCTTCTGAAAAGTTTTGTTGGATGCCATCCCGCTTAATATTTGGATTGCCTAAATATCCAGCATCACTATTCTTCAGCGTCAATGACATTTGCTTTCTCTTCAAATTTCTTGCCTAGCATTCTCTGTAAATCAGTAGTGCTTCCGACAAATACATTATTTTGGGTTAGATTACTGTTCGGTAAAGCTGCTGTTTTTGATTCAGCTCGAACTTCTTTCTTTTTCTTTTGTAGTTCCATTAGACGATCAGCAACTTCAGCATTTTGTTTCATCATATTTGATAGTACTTCAAAGGCACGCGGATGCTCAGATTCACGTGCTAGTTCCATCATTAGCTCAATTGCTTCATCACCTTTCTCTGCTAGATTATAATATTTAGATCTAGCAAATTCGTAATCGTCATCTATATCATCTTTATTTTTATTCATCACGTAATCGCATTATCATCAGTTTCGTCTATACCTTCTGATACATCATCATATGCATCAACCAAGGTTTGATTAGTCAGATCAGTATTTGCTGCAGCTTCAGCTGTAGCCTCTTCAATAAATCCAAACGTTTCTAAGTTATTTATGTCAACAGAAGAAGTTAAGATTACATTCTTATCCTGTATAGGACCATAGAATCGCACTCGAGTCGAAAAGTCTAACGTGTATATGATAGCTCTACGAGTTAAATAATCGCCTTCATAGTCGTCTGTTAAATTGACACCTGTAAGCACGATTGGAATATCGCCCTTTACGCCGATTTCAGGAATTTCATTAATCGTAATTGTATATTCTGGTTGAAAGTACGGTAAGATTTGCTCAACTACTTGCAAAGCATCATCTTGGTTTTTTGCTAATATAGACAGAGAGATTCCGATCTTATATGGAGAATTAGTATAGACTATCTGTTGTGATCCATCGGTAATACTTCCTCGACGAAGTTTATTCATCTTTCCGATTTTGGATTGTGGATCATACTCCAATGATGTAATCTCAAATGACATGCGCGGCAATTTGATTGCAACGATTGCTTCATTCGATAACTTGCTATCACCAGTAACGCGCGCTAAAAACTTTTGCTTAGGACCATATGCTAATGGTACCCGCGTGATTTGACGAACTTGGCCGTCTCCATCTTTTCTTACTACCTTTATATCATTAAAGATAGAGCCGAATGCAGCAATAGTTCTGCGTATAGTCGCATGATAAAAATGATCTGACAACATTATAATATATCTCCAAACGGATTGTTTTCACTGAAATCTATAATATCATCTGCCGCTCTTTCAAAATCTTGATTCTGAGCTAACGGATCATTGTACATTGTATCTTTGACCTTCGGTGAATTCATATCATACACATCTACTACATCATGGACTGCTCCAGACTCTAGACCAGTTAACGAAAGACCACCATTGAAAACGTGGTATTTCCCATCAGTTGTTGCCCAATCAGTGATATGGATTAAATTCTTTGCCGGTTCATAGTTAGCAACTCTACCAGTAACATATTCGCCACTACCTGCTGTGATTTCTTGTTGGACTGCTTCGCCGAGTATAAATTCTATACCATTGTTATCTGTCGGATCAAGTGATAACGTAATCTCGCCAGCAATACTCTGATTAAGTAAGTTGTCTAGTACTGTATTATCAGTGTTAATGCTTTCACCAGAATATTCAAATACTTCGCATTGTAGTTTGTATACCGGAAGATTTGATAACTGATAGAACGGAGTTTCGTCTTCAACAAAACGAACTTCAAATAATGACTTAGATAGCGGAAGGTAAATTAGATCACCTTCATTCGGCCTATCCGAACTGATACCATTATTATAGACACCGACTAGTTGTTCCCATCTACGTCTAGAAACTATAAAGTTAGCTTGGTCTCGGATCTCTACTCCGAACTTAGAAAGGATATCGCCATCGCCTTCAAATCCCTCTTGATTTTCAATATACATCTCAATCGTATATGATGCATCAAAATTAGATTCGATATCTTCATTCAATATAGTATCGATACTTACGACATTTCTGGGAAGATAATAAACGTCTTGCCCATACATCTTAAGAGACTCAATGACTATATCTTCATAAAGGTGTTGTTCTGCTCTTACCTTTTGTGAAAAGTAGACATTAGTTGCCATAACTTACCCCACATAGAAGTCAACTGGAGTTTCATAATTTAATTGCATTTGTTCTCTAATAGTTTGGATTTCAGTTGTGGCATCATCAAAGAGCTGTCTACCATTTAACGTAATACCGCCTGGGAG